GATTATTATATGTGGTTAAATTTCTTACCTATATTTGATAAGGAAGAAAAACATTATGGATTTGCTAAAGTTAGAGATGCTCAATATCATATGGCTCTTTATGAATTATTAGCAGAACTACATTATAGACATGCAGCAATACTTAAGAAACGTCAGATAGCTTCTTCTTATTTTCATATGGCTAAAGTTTTAAATCAATTTTGGTTTGAAGAAGGATCAATATGTAAAATAGGTGCGTCACTTAAAGATTATATAAATGATAAAGGTTCTTGGAAATTTTTAGAAGAATATAAAACATTTCTTAATGAACATACTGCTTGGTATAGACCTACTAATCCAGCTAAGGTTTTATTATGGGAACAAAAGATTGAAGTAAGAATTAATAACAGAAAAACTAATAAAGGTTTAATGTCAAAAATTCAAGGTGCATCTTTTGAAAAAAATCCAACTACTGGTGTTGGTGGGCCTTGTACTTATTTCTTTCATGAAGAAGCTGGTATTGCTCCTAAAATGGATCAAACATTTGAGTATATTAGACCTGCAATGACATCAGGAATGATGACTACAGGTATGTTTATTGCTGCAGGTTCAGTGGGTGATCTTGATCAATGTGAGCCATTAAAACAAATGATATTAAATCCACAAGGAAATGATATATATGGAGTTGAAACTAACTTAATGGATGATAAAGGTACTATTGGTATATGTGGTTTATTTATTCCAGAGCAATGGTCTATGCCCCCACACATTGATGAATATGGTAATTCACTTATTGAACAAGCTCTTAATGCAATTAAAGAAGAAAGAGCACAATGGAAAAAAGATTTAACACCTGAACAGTATCAATTAAGAATATCTCAAAAACCAATAGATATTGCAGAAGCATTTGCATATAGAAAGGAAGCAATATTTCCACAAGGTATAATAAGTAAACAAATAAGAAGAATAGAAGAAAAAGAATATGCATATGAATTTGTTAAATTAGAAAAAGAAAAAAATGTTATAACTGCTTCAAAAACAAATAAGCTTCCTATATTTAATTTTCCCGTTAGTAAAAAATTAGAAGATAAATCTGGTGCAATAATTATATGGGAAAAGCCTGTTAAGAATCCATCTTTTGGAATGTATTATGCATCTATTGACCCTGTGTCAGAAGGTAAAACAACTACATCAGATTCATTATGTAGTATATTTGTTTATAAGAATCCTATTGAAATCACAAGAGAAACATCCCAAGGTATAGAAACCTTTGTAGAAAGAGATAAGATTGTTGCATCATGGTGTGGTAGATATGATAATATAAATAAAACACATGAGCAATTAGAAATGATTATAGAATGGTATAATGCTTGGACATTGGTTGAGAATAATATATCTCTTTTTATTCAATATATGATATCTAAGAAGAAACAAAAATATTTAGTACCAAAACATCAGATTGTATTTTTAAAAGATCTAGGATCTAATCAAAATGTTTTTCAAGAATATGGTTGGAAAAATACTGGTGTATTATTTAAAAATCATCTTATATCATATGCAATAGAATATGTAAGAGAAGAAATAGATCAAGAAACAGATGTAGATGGAAATGTATTAAGTTCATCATTAGGAGTTGAAAGAATTCCTGATAAAATGTTATTAACTGAAATGCTTCAATATTTTCCAGGATTAAACGTGGATAGACTTGTAGCATTTTCTGCATTAATAGCTTTTGCAAAGCTGCAACAAGCTAATAGGGGTTATTTAAAGCATAAACAACAGGATATGTCTAAGGATAACTTGGAAAAATCACAAAAAATGTATAAATTAAATATGAGGCCTTTTAATAATTTAGGTAGAAGAAAAAAATCTTTTACTAATAATATTAGAAGATCTCCCTTTAAAAATATAAAATAATGGAAGGATATTGGACAACTTCAGGCACAGGTATAAACACATCTTGGAAAACATTTTCTTCATATGGAGATAATATTACTATAATCTACACTATAAAAAAATAATAATATGAGGGTACTTAATGCCTTACAAATGAAAAAGGGTGCAAAAGCTGATAATAGTTATCCTACTAATTCTAGCTTAACTCAACCTACACAATTTTTACCAGCTAAGAAAAAAGATGATGATTGGGCTGCGTGGAATTTAGATTGGTTAGAATTACAAGGGATGGAATATCTAAGACACAATGCTAGAAAAATTCTTAAAAATTATAAACTTGCAAAAGGTATTATTGATAAAACTGATTATATAGTTGAAGAAGATAATGACTATAAAGATCTTATGGATGTTTTAACTAAAGAAGATAACTCTGCTTTAGAACTTAAATTTTATCCTATTATTCCTAATGTTATAAATGTTCTAACAGGAGAATTTTCTAAAAGATTTTCAAAAGTACAATTTAGAGCTGTAGATGATCTTTCATATAATGAAATGTTAGAACATAAAAGAAAGATGATTGAAGAAAATCTTTTACAAGATGCAAAAGGTAAAATGATGTTAAAGATGATTCAAATGGGAATGGATCCTCAATCTAAAGAAGGTAAAGAACAACTTAATCCAGAAAAATTAAAAACACTTCCAGAAATAGAATCATTCTTTCAAAAAGATTATAGAAGTTTAGTAGAAGAATGGGCATCACATCAATTAAAGGTTGACGAAGAAAGATTTAAAATGCATGAGCTTGAAGAAAGAGCATTTAAAGATATGCTTATTTGTGATAGAGAATTTTGGCATTTTAAAATGATGGAAGATGATTATGAAGTAGAATTATGGAATCCAGCTCTAACCTTCTATCAAAAGTCTCCAGACGCAAGATATATATCTGATTCAAATTATGTAGGTAAACTTGATATGATGACTGTTTCTGATGTTATAGATACTTATGGGTATCTTATGACAGAAGAACAATTAAAATCTTTACAAAATATATATCCTGCAAAAAATGCAAAATATACAATTCAAGGTTATCAAAATGATGGTACATTTTATGATCCTACTAAATCTCACAAGTGGAATACAAACATGCCTTCATTAGGTTATAGACAATTTGTTAGTAATTGGCAAAATTCTCCAGATGGTGGTAATGATATTGTTAAATGGATATTAAATGAAGGAGAAGATTTACATGTTTGGGGAGAACGCAATATGATGAGAGTTGCAACTATATATTGGAAAACACAAAGAAAGGTGGGTCATTTAACCCGTGTAATGGAAGATGGGGATGTTATTCAAAAAGTTATTGATGAAAATTTTAAAATAACAGAAAAACCTATATATAATACAAATCTATTTAAAGATAAAACAAAAGATAATCTTGCTTTTGGAGAACATATAGATTGGATATGGATTAATGAAGTATGGGGAGGCATTAAGATTGGTCCAAATTTACCAGCAACATGGAAACAAACTTCAACAGAATTAAATCCAATATATTTAGGAATTAATAAAACAAAACCTGGTAGAGTACAATTTCAATTTAAAGGAGAAAATTCTCTGTACGGTTGTAAACTTCCTGTTGAGGGTAGAGTATTTTCAGATAGAAATACTAAATCAACATCATTAGTAGATCTAATGAAAGCTTATCAAGTTGGTTATAATATGGTAAATAACCAAATAGCTGATATACTTGTAGATGAATTAGGAACTGTTATTATGTTTGATCAAAATGCTTTACCACGTCATTCAATGGGAGAAGATTGGGGTAAACATAATTATGCAAAAGCATATGTAGCAATGAAAGATTTTGGTATGTTACCATTAGATACATCTATTACAAATACAGAAAATGCTACAAACTTTAATCATTATCAAACATTAAATCTTGAACAAACAAATAGATTAATGTCTAGAATACAATTAGCTAATCATTTTAAGCAACAAGCATTTGATTCAATTGGTATTACTCCACAAAGATTAGGACAAGAAATTTCTAGACAAACAGCCACTGGAGTACAACAAGCAGTACAACAGTCTTTTGCACAAACTGAAATGTATTATATACAGCACTCAGATAATCTTATGCCTAGAGTTCATCAAATGAGAACTGATCTTTCACAGTATTATCACAGCAATACACCTAGTGTAAGATTAAATTATATATCTAGTGAAGCTGAAAAAGTTAACTTTCAGATGGATGGTACAGATTTATTAATGAGAGATTTTAATATTTTTTGTACAACTAAAACAAATCATAGAGCAATATTAGAACAACTTAAACAAATGGCATTACAGAATAATACAACAGGTGCAAGTATATATGATCTTGGTAGTGTAATAAAAGCTGAGTCAATTGCTGAAGTAACTGGTATTCTTAAAGCTTCTGAGCAAAAACAACAAGCTCAAGAAAAAGCTAAATTAGAACAACAACAACAAATGCAACAGCAACAACTTGCTGCTCAAGCTCAAGAAAAAGCTGCAGAACGTGAGTTCCAATCTTCAGAAAATGAAAAAGAAAGACAAAAAGATCTTATGGTTGCTGAAATAAAATCAGCAGGATATGGTGCACAATCAGATATTGATCAAAATAAACAAAGTGATTTTAGAGATGCAATGAGTGATATGCGTCAAAGAGATGAATATAGAGAACAAATGAATTTTAAACGTGAAGAAGCTGCTATAAAGAATTCAGTAGATCAGGCAAAGTTAGGAATTGATAGAGAAAAGTTAGCAACTCAAAGAGAAATTGCAGACAAAAATTTACAAATTGCACGTGAAAATAAAAATAAATATGATGTACAAAGTTCATCAAAAAAATCTGATAAAAAGAAGAAAAAATAATGATAGCTATATACTACTGTAAATTTTAATTTTACAAAAAATTTTTAAGGTTTAATAATAAATCTTTTGTATATTATATATATAACCACTAAAAACCAAAAACGTTATGGCAGAAAAAGAAACCAAATCAGTTGAAACAAAGGTTGAACAAGTAAATGTTGACCTTAATGATATTTTTAATGCAGCTCCAGGTGGAGATTCAATAACTTTACCAGAAGAAACTGCTAAAAAACCTAGTTTGTTTACTAGAAAAAAAGAAGTTGATACATCTTTTTTATACGAAGAAAAAAAAGAAGAAACTGCTATTGAAGATAAAAAAGAAGAAGTAGTAGAAGAAAAAGAAGAAGAGCAAAAAGAAAATGTTGAAGCAGAAGTTAAAGAAGAATCTAAAAAAACTACTGAAAAGAAAAAAGAAAAAGTTGATGTTGATGAAGTATTAGGTCTTGTAGAAGGAGATATTAAAGAAGAAGAGACAACTACAAAAAGAGGAAGAAAAAAAATAGAAGGAATTAGTGATGTTTTTTCTAAACTTATAAAAGAAGAAAAAATAATTCCTTTTGATGATGAAAAAGAACTTGATGAATATAGTGCTAAAGATTGGGAAGAATTAATAGCAGCTAATTTAGAGGAGCAAGCAAATACAGTTAGACGTGAAACTCCTAAACAGTTCTTTAAAAGTTTACCTGAAGAACTACAAATAGCAGCAAGATATGTTGCAGATGGTGGAAAAGATCTTAAAGGATTATTTGGTGCACTATCAAAAGTAGAGGAAACTAGAGAACTAGATATAAAAAATGAAAATGATCAAGAGCGTATAATTAGAGAATATTTAGGCGCAACTGGTTATGGTAATGCAGAAGAAATTGCAGAAGAAATAGAAATTTGGAAAGACCTTGGTAAGCTTGAAACACAAGCTTCTAAGTTTAAACCAAAGCTAGATAAAATGCAAGAAAAGGTTGTTGCTAAAAGACTGGAAGAACAGGAAATGAAAAAGAAGCAACAACAACAAGCTTCAGAAACATATATGAAAAATGTTTATGAAACGTTAAAAGGAGGTGAGATAAATAATTTAAAAGTTGATAGAAAAACGCAAAGCTTGTTATATGATGGACTTGTTAATCCTTCATATCCTTCTGTAACGGGAAAAAATACAAACTTACTAGGACATCTTCTAGAGAAGTATCAGTTTGTTGAACCAAACTATCCGTTGATAACTGAAGCATTATGGTTATTAGCAGATCCAAAAGGATACAAAGAGAAGATAATGCAGAAAGGAGAAACTAAAGCAGTTGAGAAAACAGTTAGAAAATTAAAGACAGCTCAATCACAAAAATCTGCTTCTGCTTCAACAACTAGTAAAGAAAAACAAGGTAAGGTAAGTAGAAAATTACCTAGAAATAAAAATATATTTAAAAGGTTTTAATATATTAATTAATGTTTAACAAATAAAAAAAGAATTAAATTATGGCAACTCCGGTTTCAAATAATGGGATTTTTCTAAGAGATACTCAGTATAAAGCTAGTTCACATGTTGATTCTTATCACTTAACTAATATGTTAGGAGATGCAGAGCCTATGGATATGGGCCCTATTGATATTTGGGCGATGACACAAAAAGTGGAAATGCCTTTGTATCAGTTAGCATCTTTTGGTGGTCAGAATACAATTATGGTGGATAATGCTAGAGGTGAGTACAAATGGCAAACTCCCGTTGCACAAGATCTACCATTTACGGTAGGTAACGTGGATGATACTACTGCTATTGCTACAGGTAAACTGGGCTTAGATGGTACTTCATTCCAAATTAAATTAAATAAAAGAGCTTTTGGTCACGGTGATATTATTACTTATGACAAGTACAATGGTCTTGAACTTTACATTACTTCTGATGATATTATAGAAGCAGGTGATGGATTTATCTATACTGTTCAATTAGTAAATAATTCAAATGCAACAGCTTTTGATGTTGATTATGTTAAAGCAGGAACTAAATACTTTAGAAAAGGTTCTGCTCGTGGTGAGTATGGTGAAAGATTTTCAGATCTTACAACTGCAACAGGTTTCAGAGAATTCTACAACTTTGTAGGAGGAGCTGAAGCACACGTTCATTATTCTGTATCTTCTAGAGCTGATCTTATGATCAAAGGAGGTATGAATGCTGACGGTACTGTTCCAGTTACAGAGATTTGGAGATCATTTGATAATAATATGGATCCATCTGTATCTTCATTGGAAACAATGGTAGAAACTATGGGTGCTGATTATGTAAGACGTGCATTTGATAATGGTGATCTTTCTAGAACTTTCCTTACTAATATGGAAGCTGCTCATCTTTCTAAGATAGCAACTGACATTGAGACTTACTTAATGTGGGGTAAAGGTGGTAGAGTTAAGCAAGACGGACCAGATGATATTAGATTATCTGTAGGTCTTTGGAAGCAATTAGATAACTCATTTAAAAGAGTTTATAATAAGTCTTCTTTCAACTTGGATATGTTCAAGGCTGAACTTTACAACTTCTACCAAGGTAAAGTTGAATTAGATGGTCCAGATCCACAAAGATCATTAATTGTACAAACAGGTATTGGTGGTATGCAATTGATTAATAAAGCTATTAAAGATGATGTTAGCATGATCAATAATGGTGGAAATAATCCTTGGGTAATCAACGCTGATAATGTTGGTGCAGTTACAGGTCAAGGTATGGATATGGGTTATGGATGGTCATTTACATCATTTGTAATTCCATTCTTAGCAAATGTAAAATTCGTATTGAATCCAGCATTTGACAACTTACATACTAATGATATTGAGAATCCACTTATTGATGGAAGACCTTTAAGTTCTTATTCATTTATAATTTTTGATATTACTGATCAAGGAAATGATAACATTCACATGTTAAAGCTTTCTTGGGATAATCAATTGAAATGGTTCTACCAAAATGGAACTATGGATTATATGGGAAGAACTCAAGGTTTTGCTTCTTCTGGTAACTTCAATGGGTATAGAGTTTATATGACTCAAACAATGCCTGCTATTTGGGTTAAAGATCCAAGTAAAGTATTGAAGATTGTTATGAAGAATCCAACAACTGGCGGATCATC